GGGGGTTTTGGGGGTTTGCGTTTGCCGGGCATAGCGGTCTCCATCAGTTGTAGCCGCTGAACATGCCGGTGGCTTCGGTCAGCGCGCTGGGTTGATCGGTGCGGGCGGCGGCCAGGTCTTTGGCGGTCGCCGCCTGCTGCTGGGCCTGGGCTGCAGCTTGCTGCTGGGCCATCATCTCGGCGCGTTGCTTGCGGATCAGCGCCACCTGGTCGTTGGGCACGATCAGCTCGGGGTCGATGCCCAGCATGTCCGAGTAGGCGTCGGCCCACTTGTCCGAGTCGAACTTGTCCAGCACGTCGGGCTTGAAGCCAGCGACTGCGCCCAGGTTGCCCACGAAGCGGTCGATGCCGTTGGTGGCCACCGCACGCTGGGCCTGGGCCAGCATCGACACGTACTCGACGTTGAGCTCGATACCCTGCAGCTCTTGCGGGGGCGGGGGCACCGCGCCGGACGCGATCATGCGGGCGAAGGTGGTCTCGATCAGCGGGTCGAGCAGCTCGTTGTGCAAGCGCTCCAGCACCGGGCCCAGCATGAGCAGCTTCTCCTCATGGCGTTCTGCCACCTCGGTGGCCGTCATGTTGCTGGTCGGGGCCGATGCCAGCATCAGGAACAGGTCGGTGTAGAAGGTCTGGTTGATGCGCCCGCGCACGTCCTGGATGTCGGCCAGCAAATGCGACAGATCGAGGTTGACCTCGAACGCGCTGCGAATGCCGCCCTGGGGACTGGCCGCATCCACGAACGACACGCCGCCGGGCAGTGTGTCGAGGTCGCGGTTCTTCATGCCGATCGGCACCTGCAGCGGGGGCTTGGTCTTGTAGTCGATGCTCTGGGCCTTGCGCAGTTGCTCGTGCTGCAGTTGCTTGATGTCGCCAAGGGCCTCCATGCCGGGGCTGTTGCCGTAGATGTCGCCGCCGGTGGTGGACCAGCGGGGGACCAGTGCGGGGAATTCCTTGAAGCCCGACTCGCGCAGGTAGCGCTCGGCGTTGCCGCCCACCTCGAAGTAGCACGAGCGCCAGGCCATGTTCAGACTGTCCTTCATGCGCGGGTCGCGGTCGCCTCGCGGCTCGATGGCGTGAATGATCGTCACCCACTGGTCGAGCGAGCCCCGGTCGTAGAGGTTCTGCACGGTGTTGCTGCAGTTGGCACGCCCGAACTCGCCCACCAGCTCGCCCACGGTTTTCTGGAACTCGCGGTACAGCGTGTTGATCTCGCCCCGGTAGTTCTGCGCGATGCAGAACTCGCCGGTGGTCAGCGGGTAGTGGCGGATCGTGTCCTGGAAGTCGTCCATCACGATGGACGCGCCGGTGCCGAAGGCCCCCAGCTCCTCGTACATCGTGTGCAGCGCCCGGTACGTGTTCGAGCGTTGGAAGATGTCGAGCATGCTGCGCTGCACCTCGTTGAGCCAGATTTTCACGGGCGCGTAGCCCATCAGATCGGGGTCCTCGGTGGCCAGGCGAAACCAGGGACGGGCGGGACTCGTGGCCCCACCCATCAGCCCAGCCCCCAGCACGCGCAGTGCGCGGGTGCCGGTGGAGTCGTAAATGTTGTTGTGGCGTCGCTGGCCACGGTCGCGGTCCTGCACGAAGAAGCGCCCAGATCGAGGCAGCAGGTAGTCGCTGATCTCCTTCCAGTGCGCCACCCAGCTCGCGCGCTCGCTCTTGAGCGCACCCCATCGGGTGTAGAGCTTGTCCTGCTTGGGACTGCGTGGGTTCGACTGGTTGTTCTGTTCCATCATTGACCCAGCAGTGTGTTCTTGCCCAGCGTGAGCGAGCTCATGTCGATGCCACCGGGGCCGGTCAGCATCGTGCTGCCGCCACCGGCTGCAGCGCCTTGCTGGTTGGCGTCGAGCATCCCGGCGACGTTGGGCTTTTTCTTGTTGGCCCGGTTGTTGGCCTGGTCGGCCATGTCGGCTTGCTTGGTGGCCTGGGCGGTGGCCTGGCGCGCGGCCTGCTCCTGGGCCTTGGCGGCTTGCTGGCCCTGGTAGATCGAGTAGCCGGTGGCCACGACGGCCGTGGTGACGGCGGCGACGACAAAAGACATATCAGGTCCCTTTCAGTTGTTGGGTGGCATCGCGAGCGATGGCCGGGCGGCGGGTCTGCAGCAGATCGGCCTCGCCGGTGAGCGCCTCCTCGATGTCCGACACGTCCTGCAGGTCGGTGCGCGCGAGCATCGTCCACCAGGTGTCGGCATGCGCGAACCCGGCGCGCTTGGCACCGGCGCTCGCGGGCAGCACGTTGAACCCGGTCAGGCGCTGCACGCCGTTGTCGGTCGTGACCGTGATGTCGCCGTAGACCACGCAGATGTTGTCGGCGTTGGTCTGGGCACCGGTCAGCACGGTGTTGGCCGGGATCAGGGCGGTGCGCGCGTACATGCCGCCATGCACCAGGTGCTCGATGGCCACGTCCACCTGAGGCATCGCCAGCAGGTTGTCTTGCAGCGCATGCACCGCGTCGGTCGTGTGGGCCAGGTCGTTCATGGGCGTCAGGTCATTGATCGGTACGGATCGTAGGAGTCGAGCGCCCCGGTACGCGCACCGAACTGGCCGGGCAGGTTCTGCCGCTTGGGTGAATCAATCAGCGCCAGGATGTAAGCCGAGCCTGAGTCGGGGCTGCGCCCGATGCGCTTCAAGATTTCCTCGCGCCCCTCGACCTTGATGATCGCCCCCTGCACTTCCCAGGTCGGCGCGCACAAATCGGCGCGCAGTCGGTTGTCGGGTGGCAGCGCGATGCCAGTGTTGTTTGCCGGGTCGAGCGCCTCGCGCATGCGCCACCAGAGCTCGCTGCGCTGGTTCAAGACCGAAGCCGTCCCGACTTGTCGGTGCCCAGGGCCTTCTCGCTCACGTTAACCCCGATCACCGGCTGGTTCGCGTTGTTCAGAAAGTCATACGGTGAGCTGCCCACGCCGATCACGTCGATGTGCTGCACGGCACCGTCGCGGCTTGCGGCCAGCACCAGACCGGCGACTGCCGGACCGTTAGGTGTCTGTTCGCCGGGGTAGGACAGCGGCACGTCGAACCACATGCCGTGCCGCCGGGCGATCACGGTGGCGTCCTTGCCACCTCGGGCGACGTCGATGCCCATTGAGTCCATCGGCTCCAATCGGTCCGGTCGCTTCCATCGAGCCATCGCGATCTCGACCCATGCGGTCGGGATGACCTGCCAGGGGTCGTCCTCCATGCCAGCTTGGAAATCACCCCGAAGCATTTGCGAGCGCAGCGGCTCGGGCAGAGATTGCAGTGTTGCCATGTATCCGGTCCCCATCAGGTACGGGTTATCGCTGACCCGCGACGGGATGAACGTCCGACTCATCGGCTTGATGTCGTCGCCGTTGTGCGTAAAGGGCGTGCCGTCGGGCACCTCGACCTCGGTGCCGTCGATCATGGCGAACCAGCGCAGCTCGCCAGGTTCGGCAGGTGCCGGGTGCTTGGGGTCCAGCCAGGGGGCGAAGAACTCGATGATCCAGCGACCCTCGGCATTGGTCGGCGGGTTAAAGGTGAGCAGCGCCTGGCATCGCTGGGTCGGGTCCACTGAGCGAAGCCAGCCCAGCAGGGCTCGCACCTGACCCTCCAAAAAGTTGGCGGCCTCGTCGAAGATCAGCAGGTCGTGGGGTCTGCCCTGATACTTGTTCCAGTCGTCGAGCGCCGGGGTCGATCCGAACTCAATCTGCAGTTTGCGATCAGGTAGTCGCCAGATGCGCTCGGCCCCGTTGTAGCCGTCGCGGTTGCCGATCAGCTCGGTGAATCGGTCGATGATGCCGGTGAGCTGAGTGGCCTCACGGCGCAGAACCAGGACCTTCTGGTGCTGGGTCAGGGTCTTGCCACAGGCCAGGTCGGTCTTGCCACCACCGGCCGCGCCACCGTAGCCGATCACGTCGGCCGTCGAGGTATAGGCCAGCGACTGGGGGCCAGGTAGCGGACGCCAAGGGTTTCGGCGTTTCAGCTCACGGGCGAGAACCAGGGCTCGGGTGAGCTGATCCCGCTCAGATAAGGTCGCTGCCGTCATCGGTGCCAACACCAGGCACGACACCGGCGGCGACCAGAGCTGCGAGCTCGGCGCGCATCTCGTCCTCGCTCATGTTGCCGACCGACAGCCTCGCGTTCAGGTCGATCTTGGAATTCTCGCGGTACTTGTCCGGGGTTGTGCGCCTTGACGCAAAAAGATCGCCAGGGTGTCGCTGTACTTGCGCACGGCGGCGACCTTGTGGTTGCCCTGCTCGTCGAGCACCGGGACCATCTTCGGCTGGCCGGTGAGCTCGTCGATCTCGTCCTTGGACTCGGCGTACAGGTAGGTGAACTTACCCTGGTGCGTCAGCGGGTCCTCGACACCCTCGAACGCACGCCGATGCGCCTCGTCCTCCAGCGCCAGCACGCCAGCGCGCATCGCGTCGTCCCACGCCTCGGCGAAGTCGGGCATATCCTTGCGCCACTTGTAGGCGGTGTACCGGGAAATGCCCACGGCGGTGCAGGCTCGGCCGACATTGCATGTCTCGGCGAGCGCAGCGCAAAACGCCGTCAGCTTTTCAGGTGTTAGTTTCATAGCACCAAAGGCTAATCAAAGCTCAGTCAGCTACGCGCACCACCCGCCAATTCACTGCGAACTGCCCACGTCGCCGGAACTTGCAGATGTCGGCGATGGTCGACTTGCCCACCTCGAACTTGTCGGCCAGCTTCTTGTAGCTCCAGCCCTGCTCGTGCATTTGCCGGATCAGCTCGCACTCTGCATCGGTCAGCCTGGCGTGCTGGTGGTCCTCACCGACGCGCAGGCCGCGTTCATTGACCCCTACCAGTTTCGTCATCCATAGCCGCCTTTCTCGAACACGTAATTTTTTGCTGTTCCCAATGTTCCCAATGTTCCCGACCGTTTTCCTATGTTGTCCCCAAGCCTCCTTTTAGTCATCTCTGTACACTTCTAGTAAAAAGGTTGGGAACATTGGGAACATTGGGGCATCCCTTTATCCATGCGGGTTTGCGCTGTTCCCAAAGTCAAAACGAGGTTGGGAACACCTCAAACATTGGGAACAAAACCCCAGACCCCCACCCCGTCAACGCGCGATTTTTTACGCACATAGCCCAATCCGCGTAAAACTGCGCCCGCGCGTATCTCCTCGCGCCGATTGACGTGCCTGGTGTCAAAACCCAAGGCCCCCCTGAGCACATCACCAACACGCAAAAAATTACGTGTTCGAGGTGTCTCGCCCGTCAAAGCATCAGGTTCGTCCAGCCACTGGCTGACTGCCTCCTCCCATGAATCGCGGATCGTGTGGTCGTCGTGGATGGCACCGGCAAGCCGTTCGGCGTCCTGGTAGTCGATGCCCACCAGGTCGTACATCACCCGGCCCTCGGCCCACAGTTGCAGCCGATCCCGGCGGATCGCCTCGACGTCGGCCTGGCTCACGGCCACCGGCAACCACCGACGGTTCCCGGTCTCGTCGGCCAGGAACTCGTCCTTGTTGGTCGTGCCGATGAACACGATGCGCCGGGGGAAGCTGGTCGCGAACTCCCGGTACTTGGGCACCCACGACTCGTGCGTCCTGGTGATGAACGCCTTGATCGTTTCGAGCTCGCGCGTGTGCAGGCCACGCAGCTCGCCGATCTCGCCCAGCAGGCGGCCACGCATGCGCCTGGCCAGGTCGTCCTCTTTCTCGTGGAACGACACCTCGGTGAAGAAGTCATTGGCGGGCACCATCGCGGCCACGCCCGTCGATTTCCCGACACCCTGCCCACCCACCAGGATCGGCACCATGTCGGCCTTGACGCCCGGCGTGATGACCCGGCCCGCGAGCGCCGTCCACAGGTACTTGCCCACCGCGCGGGTGTAGGGCGTATCGGCAGCGCCGAAGTAGGTGGACAGAAAGGTCTCGACGCGCGGCACGCCGTCCCAGGTCTGCTGATCCAGCCAGGTCTGGGCAGAATCGAAGGGATGCTCGTCGGCCACCAGCAGCACCGCGTCGCGGATCAGCTCACGGCCCACCGCCTTGAACCCCTTGCGCTCGATCCTGATGCGCAGGCGCGAATAGTCCGAGTCGGTGAACGCCGCCCACTGGTCGTCGCCCTCGGCCGCCCACATGATCTCGTCGCGGAACTCGTCGTACTTGATCTGCATCCCGCACACGTCGGGGCGCACCAGCGCCATCACCACGTTGCCGATGCTCGCCTCGATCTTGCCCTTGCCGTCGCGCTTGTACGGCGGCAGCGGTGCAGGCTCGTCGGGCTCGGCCACCACGGCGAAGTCCTGCTCCAGGAACCCGATGGCGTGCTCGAAGTCCGAGTCGCCCTTGCTCGTGCAATGCCCGTGCAGGCACTTGAAGTGGCCGCGCTCGTAGCCGTTGGTCCCAGCAGGAAAGAACACCGTCGAGCCATCGCCCGGCGTGCCGGTGGAGTGGTCGCCGTCCCAGGGACACTTGACCAGCAGCGCGCCATCGCGGTCGGTGCCCAGCACCAGCTTGTGCTGGCGCAGGTAGTCGGCCACGTCGTCGCGCATGGCCACCGTGTCGCCGCGCTTGCGCATCGACACCGTGCCCTGCTCGACGGGTTCGATGGCGAAGCGCTCGGCCAGGGCAGACCACAGGGCCCCGAACTGGGCGATGTCCAGCTCGGGGAAGGCGTCAGGCAGACCGTCCAGCCACTCGTACCTGGTGCCGCTTGGGTGCGTGCCCACGGCGATGAACTGCTGGCCGGTGGCCAGGAACTCGACGATCCCGCCCTCGACCACCATCTTGCGCTTGGGCATGTCGCCCGGCAGCGTGAAAGCCAGCAGCAGCTTGCCCGAGTTGGCCCGGCTGCGGCACGGCAGCGCCTGGCCCAGGTGCATCAGGATGAAGGCCCGGATGTTCTTGGACAGATCGAAGTCGGCCACGTCGATGTCGAGAGCGCGCACCGTGCGGGTTTGCAGGCAGATGCCCAGGTCGCCGTCCTTGGCCCAGCGCGCCAGGTCCGCGTCGCTCGCCTGGTGATCGGTCCAGCCGGGGATGCCCACGGCCTGGCCCTTCGGGTTGTATCGGCTGGGGGTCTTGCCCAGCTCCTTCATCTTAGAGTCGGGCGAGATCACCGCACCAGGGTTCGACACCACCGGCAGCAGATCGGACCCCAGGCCCAGCACGAGATCGAAGTGCGTCCAGTCGTCGGGACTGGCACCGTAAGCAGGAAGTGAAGCCATAGCGTTCTTGTTTGTTCTGGGTGATGCAAAGCTCGACCGTCAGAACGGCGCGGGCTCGAACTCATCAAGATCAGCGCGCTGATCTTGTTTGCGCTTGCGCGCCAGGGCCTTGACCTGCTCGGGCGTCAGCCTGGTGAACGGCCAGCTCGGCCACTGGCCGCGTGCGAGCTCGTCTTGGGTCTGCTGGTCGACCCGCTCAATCACAGGCACCACCCTCTGACTCGCGCAGGTCCACCAGGTCGGCCAGGCGGGGCGAGATCAGTCGGGCTCGGGCGATGCCGAACTGGGCCTCGNNCTCCTACGCGCCCGGCGCACGGGCACCCAGCCACGGCGCAGCCAGATCGAGATGGCTTGCTGGGACACGCCCAGTCGTTCGGCGAGGACCGCCTGGTTGCCTGCTTGATTAAGGGCGTCGGCGATGCCCGTGTTTACATTGGACTGGTTCATGGTGGGAGGAATAAAGTTGTTTTTGTCGGCGAATTTTACAATCGACTGGTTGATTGTACAACCGTTTATTGTTGTGGTTTGACCCGACCAGGTTGTGCGCGTATGCTGCGATTAACAACCAACTGGTAGTAAAGCGATGCCCACCTTCGGGGAACTATTGAAGCAAGACCGCGAGCGACTGCAGCTATCGCAGGAGCAGCTCGCCAAGATGCTCGACGTCAGTCAGCAGGCCGTGGCCAACTGGGAAGCAGGCACATCGCACCCTCGCAAGGACCGGCGCGAAAAGCTGGTGCAGGTCCTAGGACCCGAGTCGTCCCTGGTCAAGACACCGCCCAGGTACGAGTTCACCACGGCCAACTCCACCACCGAGGCCGGGCGTACGGTCGTGAGTATCGTCGGGCCCAACTACGTGGTCCGCACCTACGGCCACCCATCGCCTGGCCGCCTGGACCTGCAGACCGAGCTCACCGCCGCGCTGCCCGAGATGCTGCGCAAGCACGTCGGTGGCTCGATCAGCTACGGCCAGCAAAAACGCGACTACGACTACGTGTCGCACGGCGTCGTGGCCAGGTGCATACGGGCCGCCAACCCGGAAGGATGGCCTCACGCCTTGTCGGTAATTCGCGAAACGGTGCGCCTGGCAATGGCCGCCGGTCGCTACTCCCACACTCCTGAGCCCACCGCGTCGGTCGTGCTGTTCATCATTTCGAGTGAGCACCCGGCGCGCGTGTTGAAGTTTGTCGACGCCGCCGTGTTCGACGCGACCATCCTGGGCGTGACCGTCAACGTGGTGCCCGACGTGATGGCGATAGCCAATACCATCGTCGAGCTGGAGCAAGCCTACGAGCAGCAGATGCGCGAGTTCCAGGCATGGCTGGAGGACACCCGGCGCGACGCCCACGAGTTCAGCTTCGACCGGGACGATTTGGACCCGCCCGAGTAAAAGCACCCCCTTTTTTGAGCAGCGCCACGAGTGGGCGCATTTTTTTGCCCACGTCCACAAGAAAAAAGTTGTGCGGGGCTTGTACACAACCCGAAAGTTGTGACACAATACAACCAACAAGCCGACGAGCTTGTGCCCACAACCCGAGAAAGGACCTCCTGCTATGACCTCTGAAACCACCTTCGCCGACGTCGCCACCGCCGTGGTCATCGGCCTGGCGCTCGCCGCCCTGGCCCTCGCCTACTTCGACGTGCTGGTGGCCTGACATGGAGCAAACCGCCCTGTCCCGCCTGACCGACCGCGAGCTGCTGCTGCACGCAGACAACGCCCGCGACCCGCTCACCACGACCGAGATCGAGATCGAACTGACCACGCGCTTTGCGCACCTGGTCGGCCTGGCCGAGATCGAGGACGCAGTGACGAACTTCGACATCGACGTCGCCGACATCCCGGCCATCGCCGAAGCACTCAACGACCACAACGCCACCGAGCTCAAGGTCCTGCGCCAGAAGCTCGAACGCGCCGACAAGTTCTACGACATCGCCAACGACGCCGGTGACGTGATCGCCCGACTCAACGCCCTTGCAACCGAAACCATTTGAAAGAGAAAACCATGTTCCCCATCACCGTCACCATCACCAACACCGCGCAGCTCAACGCCGTGATGGCAGCGCTCGCCACCGGCGGCGAAGCCGTCCAGGAGGTCGCCGCCGCGCCCGCCCCAAAGCAAAAGACCACGCCTGCAAAGACGGCAACCCCTGCCCCTACGCAGCCTACTGCCGAGGTGGAAGCGGCCGCTGCGCCCGAGAAGAAGCCCGAGCCTTCGGCCACCACCCAAGCTGCCGATGCGCCCGCTGCTGCTGACACCCCGGCCATCGCCGTGGCTGACGTGAACGCCTCGATCATCGCCCTGGCCAAAGCCAAAGGCCGCGACGCAGCGGTGGCCGTGCTCCAGCAGTTCGGCGTCGCCAAGGTGCCCGAGCTCAAGGCCGACCAGTACGCCGACGTCCTGGCTGCAGTGAAGAAAGCGATGGCCTGACATGAACGGCAAGAAAGCCAAAGCGCTGCGCCGCATGGCCGAGCACATCACCCGCGCCAAGGGCCTGCCCGAGCGCGCCACGCAGTCCACCGACGTGGGCATGGGCAAGGTCCGCGTGTTCAACGCGGCCGACACCACACGCGGCCAGTACATCGCGCTCAAGGCGATGGTGAAGTCCGCCTACGGGAGGGCTGCAGCATGACCGCACACGCCCGCCTGTCCCCGTCCGGCGCACACCGATGGATGCGCTGCGCCGGTAGCCTGCACCTGGAAGCCGCGTACCCCCGCACCAGCAGCAAGTTCGCCGACGAAGGCACCGCCGCCCACGAGCTGGGAGCCTGGGCCCTGGAGTCCGGCAACGATGCCACCGCCTACATCGGCCGGATCATCGACGTCGACGGCACCGAGTTCGAGGTCGACAACGACATGGCCTCGCACATCCAGGTCTACCTGGACAACGTGCGCGAGTACGCCATCGACGGCCAGCTACTGGTCGAGCAGCGCGTCGAGTTCAGCGAGTACGTCGCCGTGCCCGAGTCCTTTGGCACCAGCGACGCGATCATCATCAAGGGCTCGGAAATCCAGGTCCACGATCTCAAGTACGGCAAGGGCGTGAAGGTGGACGCCGACGAGAACGAGCAGATGATGCTCTACGCACTGGGCACCCTGTCCGAGTTCGGGATGCTGGGCGACTTCGAGCGCGTCGTGATGGTGATCCACCAGCCGCGCCTGGGCCACGTGAGCGAGTGGTCCTGCAGCGTCGAGGACCTGATGGCCTTTGCCGGTCAGGCCAAGACCGCCGCCGCCAAGTGCATCGACATCATCGACACCCAGATCGTCGGCATCGAGGACCTGGCACCCGGCGAGAAACAGTGCCGATTCTGCAAGGCCAAGGCCACATGCCCGGCACTGCGCGACGAGGTGACTAAAACGGCGTTTGCGGTGTCCCCGGCGACGCCGGACGAGTTCAGCGACACCACTGGCGCTTTTGGTAGCACCTGTGTAGTCGGCGACCACGCCGACTCGGAATGGCTCGCCGCATCCCTAACCAAGGCCGACCTGATCGAGTCCTGGTGCAAGGCCGTGCGCGCCGAGGCCGAGCGTCGCCTGCTCGATGGCCAAGACGTGCCGGGCTTCAAGCTGGTCGAAGGTCGACGCGGTTCACGCAAGTGGACCAACGAGACCGAGGCCGAGGCCACGCTCAAGTCGATGCGCGTCAAGCACGACCAGATGTACGACTACAGCGTGATCTCGCCCACCACCGCCGAGAAGCTGGCCAAGGCCGAAGTGCTGGGTCCGCGTCAGTGGTCGGCGCTGCAGTCCCTCATCACCCAGTCCGACGGCAAGCCCAGCGTCGCCCCGGCATCCGACAAGCGCCCCGCGATCCAGCTCAAGCCGGTCGAGGACGACTTCGCAGACATCGCGGGGTGATCGCGATGCAACAAGGACGACTCCCCCAGGAGGCCATCGACTTATTGAAGAAAGCAGCACAAACGCCTGTTACGCGAGCTGATCCGCTGGCGCGCATCAAGGCGATAGAAAAGACCACCCAGCGAATCAAAGACCTGTACCCAAACCAGTTTTTTGAAAGTGACCTAATCATGAAAATCAAGCTCGAAAACGTCCGCCTCGCGTTCCCCAACCTGTTCGAGGCCAAGACCGTCAACGGCGAGGGCGAGCCCGCGTTCAGCGCCTCGTTCCTGATGGCCCCCAACCACCCCGGCGTGAAGGCCCTGCGCGAAGCCTTCGAGGCCATTGGCAAGGACAAGTGGGGCGCGAAGTGGCCGACCGTCAAGAAGGAGATCGAGGCCAAGGACCGCTACGCGCTGCACGACGGTGACACCAAAGCCGACTACGCCGGATTCGAGGGCAACCTGTTCGTGAGCTCGCGCAACAAGTCCCGCCCCCTGGTGATCGACCGCGACAAGTCGCCGCTGACCAGCCAGGACGGCAAGCCCTACGCCGGGTGCTACGTCAACGCGTCCATCGAACTCTGGCCCCAGGACAACAACTACGGCAAGCGGATTAACGCCTCGCTGCGCGGCGTGCAGTTCCTGAAAGACGGCGACGCCTTCGCCGGTGGCGGTGCCGCATCCGACGACGAGTTCGATTCGGTCGAGGGCGAGACCGCCGACGACCTGGTGTAACCGTGCGCTCGAACACCCTGGGCCTTGCGCCCAGGGCGTTTTGGCGAGGGGCTGGGCGCGCAAGCAGCGCGGTCTAGTCAGCGAAGGGAACCGATTGACTACCGGCCCCGGACCCAGCCCCTCACCAAAACGGGAGCCTTCCATCCTCCAAGCCGGGCTGACCACCTGGCAACAAGGCCGAGATCGCCGACTCCGATGTACCCGTTACGCAATCGCATCGGACGACGCGCAATCCGGGGGAAGGCTGGAAAGCATGTTCCCGGAAATCTTGGCAACGGTCACAGACACAGAAAGACAGAACGATGAGCCAGCTACACCCCTCAGATCACAAGGCCCTGCTCCGCGCCGGGTTCACCGAGCGCGAGATCGCGACCCAGCAGCGCAAGTTCTACAACTTGACTCAGATTGAGCCCTGCTACACCAACGAACTCAAGCAATTCGAGCAACTGCAAGCAGATCGCCGCGCGCTGATCGATGCGCTGCAGCCTTTTGTTTTGGCTAACTCATCCGAGGAGTTCGTGCAGCTTGTTGTGCGTTCTAGCGATATCACCAAAGCGCGCGCCGCCATCGCCAAGGTGCTGAAATGACCAAGCAGACCCTGATCCTCGACCTCGAAATCTACCGGGACTACTTCCTGGCGATGTTCAAGAACGTCGACACCGGCAACGTGCGCGGCTTCGAGCTCTACGACGGCCAACCCTTCGACGTCGCCACCGTGCGCGCCATCCTGCGCAAGTACCGCCTGGTGACGTTCAACGGCCTGAACTTCGACATGCCGCTGCTGATGCTGGCGCTGCGCGGTGCCGACAACGCCCTCATCAAAAAGGGCTGCGACGCCATCATCCAGAACAACCTGCGCGGGTGGCAGTTCGAGCAGCAGTTCAACGTCGAGGTGCCCAAGGACCTGGACCACATCGACCTGATCGAGGTCGCACCCGGCACGGCCAGCCTGAAAATCTACGGCGGCCGCCTGCACTGCGCCAAGATGCAGGACCTGCCCATCGAGCCCGATGCGTCGATCAGCGCCAGCGACCGCGAGGAGCTGCGCACCTACTGCGCCAACGACCTGGCCACCACGCTCGATCTGTACCGCAAGCTGCTGCCCCAGATCGAGCTGCGCGAGCGCATGAGCGAGCAGTACGGCATCGACCTGCGCAGCAAGTCCGACGCCCAAATCGCCGAGGCCGTGATCGGCCGCCAGGTCGGCCAGGCCGTCGGCCGCGAGATCAAGCGCCCCGAGGTGCCCGCCGGGACCACGTTCAAGTACCGGTTCCCCGCGTTCCTGAACATGACCACGCCGGTGATGGCACCGATCCGCCGCATCATCGACGCGTCGGTGTTCAGCGTTCCCGACAGCGGCAAGGTGATGATGCCCAAGCTGCTGGCCGACTTGAAGATCAGCATCGGGGCCAGCACCTACCGCATGGGCATCGGTGGCCTGCACTCAAGCGAGCAGCGGGCCGCACACCTGGCCGACGACGACCACATCCTGGTCGACCGCGACGTGGCCAGCTACTACCCCGCGATCATCCTGCGCACCGAGCTGGCCCCCAAGCACATGGGCAAGTCGTTCAGCACGGTGTACGGCGAGATCGTGCAGCGCCGACTGGACGCCAAGCACGCCGGTGACAGGGTGACGGCCGACGCCCTCAAGATCACGATCAACGGATCGTTCGGCAAGTTCGGCAGCAAGTGGTCGAAGCTCTACTCGCCCGACCTGCTGATCCAGACCACGCTGACCGGCCAGCTCGCGCTGCTGATGCTGATCGAGGCCCTGGAGTCCGAGGGCATCCCGGTCGTGTCGGCCAACACCGACGGCATCGTCATCAAGTGCCCGGTGTCCAAGGTCGCCATGATGGAGTTCATCGTCTGGGAGTGGGAGCAGGCCACCCAGTTCGACACCGAGGCCACCTACTACCGCGCGCTCTACAGCCGCGACGTCAACAACTACATCGCGATCAAGCCCGACGGCGGGTTCAAGCTCAAAGGTGCCTACGCCCCCGCCGGGCTGCAGAAGAACCCAACCAACGAAATCTGCACCGGTGCGGTGGTCAAGTTCCTGATCGACGGCACGCCCATCGAGGACACGATCCGCGCCTGCCGCGACATTCGCAAGTTCGTGACGATCCGCCAGGTCAAGGGCGGGGCCGTCAAGGGCGACCAGTTCCTGGGCAAGGCCGTGCGGTGGTACTACGCCGCCGGTATGACCGGGACCATCACCTACAAGATCAACGGCTACACCGTCGCGCGCAGCGAAGGTGCTCGCCCGCTGATGGAGCTGCCCGAGCAGTTCCCCGCCGACGTGGACTTCGACTGGTACATCCGCGAAGCCCACTCGATCCTCGACGACATCGGCGCAGCACTGCCCGAGTCACTTCCTGCTTGACCCATAAGGAGAACCCACCAATGAACACCCATCTGCTCGCGCCCGCTGGCGCAAAGGTGACGATGCCGTCCAGGCTTTGCACCGACCCCAAGTTCAAATGGCGCTGCGCTGCAGCCACCGACGTGGCGCGCACCTGGCGCAAGTTCCGGCTGCTGCAGCGCCTGCAGGGGGTGACTGCATGATCGACATTCTTTTGAACATCGGCTTCTTCTTCGCCGGTGCCGCCGCTGGCGTGTTTGTGGCCGCCCTGTGCTGCGCCGCCGGGAGGGCTGACGAATGAACTGTTGCGACGAATACGGCGAATGCCGACAGGGCCGCGACTGCCCGGTGCGCGTGGCCAAGGTCGGCCGACGCACACCCGACAAGACACCCCTGCCCGCGTCACCCTGGCGTGCCTACCTGCGCGACCTGGGGCGCGCCATGCTGGTGGTGGTTTGCACCTGGCTGATCGGCCTGGCGGCTTTTGTGGCGCTCGTGCTTTCGGGGGTGGTCCATGCGTGAAAGTGACATCGAGGACTACCTGGTCAAGCGCGTGACCGCAATGGGCGGCGAGGTGCGCAAGGTCAAGTGGATCGGACGCCGGGGTGCGCCCGACCGCCTGGTGATGCTGCCCCTGAGCGAGCGATGCAACCCCACCACGTTCTGGGTCGAGCTCAAGGCACCGGGCCAGAAGGCCAAGCCCCACCAGGCACGCGAGCACGAACGCATGCGCGCAATGGGCCAGCTCGTCGAGGTGATCGACTCGCTCGCCGGTGTCGAGGGGCTGCTGGGATGAACCTGATCGACACCATCAAGAAGCACGTCGTCGAGGAGGGAGACTGCTGGAACTGGACCGGCGCGCTGCAGTCGTGCGGTTCGGTCCCCACGATGCACTGGAAGGGCAAGGTCGGGGCCGTGCGCCGGTTCGTCCTGCTCGACCAGAGCGTCGACCTGGCCAAGCGCCTGGCCACTTACACATGCGGGAACCCCGCGTGCGTGAACCCCGAGCACCTGGCACCGGCCACCCGCAAGTGCGTGCAGGTCCGCACCGTCGCCGAGTCCAGCTACACGTCCGACCCGATGCGCCGCAAGCGCGTGTCGGACAAGGCCCGCCTGCACAGCAAGCTGACCCTGGACCAAGCGCTCGCGATCCGCGAGGCCGACGGCAAGCAGGATGACATCGCTGCAGCCTACGGCGTGAGCCAGGCCACCGTCAGCGCGATCAAGCTGGGCAAGACCTGGCGCGATTACACCAACCCTTTCGCGAGGCTCGCAGCATGAGAAAGCGCAGCAGTTACAAACCGCGCCCCGTGCTGGTCAACCCCTTGGCCTACGTGATCGAGGGCATGAAGCCGGTCGCCCACCACGAGAGCTACCTGATCGACTTGAAGATCAAGAACCACGGCGCAATGACGGCACTGACCCAGGGCCGCGCCACGCGCGCCGACATGGACGTGCTGATCGCGATGAACAACATCACCGAGGCCCTCTGGCGCATGGGCTTCGGCAAGGAGTTCGACAACGTGATGCGCGGCGGCCACCAGGCACTGGTCGAGATCGCCAGCCGGGGCGCAGCCACCAACCGGTTCATCGTGCGCGCCAGCGAGATGAACGCACTGAACGACCTGATGGACCTGCATGATGCCCAGATGGACGTCATCACCATCAAGGACATGGAGGGCGCGCTCGCCCTGGCCAAGTCCGAGGTCAAAGCCGGACGGGCGACGCGCCTGATCGAGAAGGGGTTGTCGTAATGACCCGCCAGGACTTCACCCCTCGCAGCTACCAGCACGCGATCATCGACCACGCGGTGGACCTCGAACGATCGGGCATCTGGGCGGGCATGGGTATGGGCAAGACCGTGAGCACCCTCACCGCCCTGGACATGCTCGAACTGGTCGAGCCCGGCCCGACGCTGGTGATCGCACCGCTGCGCGTCGCCAGCTCCACCTGGCCGGACGAGGCCAAGAAGTGGACGCACCTTCGCAACATCGAGGTGTCGGCGGTGGTCGGCACACCCGACGAGCGACGCGCAGCACTGCGCAGACCCGCGTCGATCTACACCACGAACTACGAACAGCTCCCCTGGCTGGTCGAGCACCTGGGCGACAAGTGGCCGTTCAAGAAGATCGTCGCCGACGAGTCCACCAAGCTCAAAGGCTTTCGCATGCGCCAGGGCACGCAGCGCGCCCAAGCCCTGGCCAAGGTTGCGCACAAGCACGCCAACCGGTTCATCGAACTCACCGGCACGCCCAGCCCCAACGGCCTGCAGGACTTGTGGGGCCAGGCTTGGTTCCTGGACGGCGGCGTTCGGCTAGGCCGCTCGTACCAGGCGTTCATCGACCGGTGGTTTCGCACCGAGCAGATAGGCAACGACCGGCACGCGATCCGGCTGGAGCCCCTACCCTTCGCCCGTGAGCAGATCGAGGACAAGCTGCGCGACATCTGCATCAGCCTGGACGCGCGCGACTACTTCGACATCGCCGAGCCCATCGTCAACGTGATCCGCGTCGAAATGCCAGCCAAGGCCCGCGCCCTGTACCGGGACATGGAGCGCGAGATGTTCATGGAGATCGACGGGTCCGAGGTTGAGGCGTTCAACGCGGCCAGCAAGACCATCAAGTGCCTGCAGCTCGCCAACGGTGCGGTGTACACCGACGAGTCCTGCACCAAGTTCAGCGAGGTCCACGACGTCAAGCTCCAGGCACTGGAGGAGATCGTCGAGGAAGCCGCCGGGATGCCTGTCCTGGTGGCCTACCACTTCAAGAGCGACCTGGCCCGGCTGCTCAAGGCGTTTCCAAAAGGACGCGTACTCGACGCCGATCCGCAGACGATCAGGGACTGGAACGCCGGAAAGATTCCCGTCCTGTTCGCCCACCCGGCCAGCGCCGGGCACGGCCTGAACCTGCAGGACGGCGGGAACATCCTCGCGTTCTTCGGTCACTGGTGGAACTTGGAGGAGTACCAGCAGATCGTCGAACGGATCGGCCCGACGCGCCAGGCCCAAGCCGGGCACAACCGCCCGGTGTTTATCCACCACATCGTCGCCGCTGGAACGGTTGACGAGATCGTCATGGCACGGCGCGACAGCAAGCGCGCAGTGCAGGACCTGCTACTCGAAGCAATGAAAGCCCGAAAGAAATGACAGACACCACCAACCCCCTCGCCGTGCAAGTCGCTGGCGACCACTACAAAGACCTGCCCATCCAGCCGGTCGAGTTCATCCATGCCAACGGCATCGGGTTCTTCGAGGGCAACGTCATCAAGTACGTGAGCCGCTGGCGCGCCAAGGGCGGCGTCAAGGACCTGGAGAAGGCCAAGCACTACATCGACCTGCTGATCGAACTGGAAACGCGCAATGGACGAGGCTGACCGCGCCGCCCCCGAGATCGAGCGCAGCCTGGCCGAGGCGCTGCGCAACTCCCGCGCCGACATCCAGCCCGGCAAGCCGGGCGAGTGCGACCTGTGCGGCGAGTGGACTGGTCGACTGATCGGCGCAGCGTGCGCCCCGTGCCGCGACAAGTTCAAGCTGCCATGATCCTGAGCGACGAGCAGCTCGTCGAGCTGACCCGAAGGACCCGGAAAGGTGCCCAGCGCCGGGTTCTGGATGCCCTGGGCGTACCATACCGACGGCGGCCAGACGGGTCGCTGGTCGTTTTCAGGCGAGACCTCGATGCGCCCACGCAAGCACAACCGAAATCTCCCACCCTGCGTTTACCTGCGCCACGGCGCGTACTACCTGGTCAAAGCAGGTAAGTGGACCCGGCTCGGGTCTGAGCTGCCCGACGCCCTGATGGAGTACGCCAGGCTGCACCAGCAGCCCAAGGGCGGCATGGCCGCGCTGATCGAGGAGGCGATGCCGCACATCCTCAAGGACAAGGCCAAGAACACGATCAATCAGTACAAGGTCGCGGCCAGACGGCTGCAGGAAATCCTGGCCGAGTTTGCCCCCACCCAGGTGACACCCCGGCACATCGCGCAAATCCGCCNGTCGATGTCGAGCACCTACGCGGTGGCCAACCGCACGATCACCGTGCTGCGCAAGGTGTTCGACTATGCGCTGGAGGAGGAGCTGGTCGACTCCAACCCCTGCGTCGGCATCAAGCGACTGGCCCAGCACACCAGGACGCGGCGCATCCTGCCGGGCGAGTACCAGGCGATCCGCGCCAAGGCCACGCCCTTGCTGCAGGTCATCATGGACCTGTGCTACCTCACCGGCCAGCGCATCGGCGACGTGCTGACCATCAAGCGCGCCGACCTGCACGCCGACGGCATCTACATCGAGCAGCAGAAAACCGGGGCGCGCCTCATGGTCGCCTGGTCTCCCGAGCTGCGCGCGACCACCGACCAGGCCAAGGCCCTGCACGGCAGCGTCGCCAGCATGTACCTGCTCAAAGGCACGCGCAACCAGGCCCCGACGTATCACATGATCTGGAAGCAATGGACCAAGGCGTGCAACGCCGCCGGGGTCGAGGACGCCAACATCCACGACCTGCGCGCCATGTCGGGGACCGAGGCCGAAGCGCAAGGCCACGACCCCCAGGCGCTGCTCGGACACACCGACCGCAAGATGACCCAGCGCTACCTGCGCGACCGCACCGTGCCGGTCGTGGACGGCCCGAGTTTTGGACAGTCCAATACTCGGGTGAAAAAGTCCTAGCAAAATCAAGGACTTAAGTCGTCAAAATATACTCGGTCAGGTCGTCGAAAAATAAGATCAACCCATTGATCTTATTGAGAAAACCACCCGGCGGTGTCCAATTCAAAAGACGACTACAACCGGCGTTCTCCCTTAGCGGTTTTCGGGCGCACCGGGATAGTTTTGGACAGCTATCGGGGTACCAAGCAGACCTGTTTGACGTAGCCCTGCAGCCCTACGACGACCGCTTCCAGTCGATCAGCTTCTGCCGCCACTCCAACAAGAGCCGCTGCACACTGTCCGAGTAGCTCTCGCTCAAGTACCGGCTCCACCATCAGCTCGCTGNGTCGGTGCCCGGGATCACCACCGGCCGGATCACGGTCGGGACTGGCGAGCTCGTCGCGCAAACCGGCCAAGCTCAGACTGAGCACCAGCAGCGGCAGAAGCCGACCCGGTTTTCTTGAGTTGGGCATATCGCACCTCGGCTTGTTGGTTTTGCGGCCTGCAGCTCCTGCTCGCGCGCCCTGGCCGCCTGTTCGGCCTGCAGCGCCAGCGCCACCCGCTGGGCCTTGTCCTGGTCCCACTGGGCACGCACGCCCTGCTGGCCCACGACGTAGGCTTTCCAGTGCGTGCCGACCAGCAGCGTCGCCAGGATCAGGCCAAGGGTCAGCCGCCAATACACTGCGCGTACTCCTGCTGGCGTCGCTTGGTCAGACCTGGCAGGGCCTGGCCCTTGAACTTGTCCCAGCGAAGAATCTCAGCGCACGCGCCGGTGTAGTCCCCGGCGTTGAGCTTGCGGGCCAGCGTGCTGCGACAGAACGCACCCTCGCCGATGTTGTAGGTCAGGCTCACGAACGCCGAAAACTCGTGCGGGTGCATGGGCACCGGGGCGCACCGCTTGACCGCCTGCTCGAACTTTCCCGCGTCGGCCAGCAGCCGGATCAGCGCGCGCTCGACCGTGATCTTGTCGCCGGGGTTGACGCCCTGGGTCGTGCCGAACCCGATGGTCGGCACGTCACCCTTGACCGGGGTGTACGCGGCGTCGCGGTAGCCCTCATGCAAGGCGATGCCCACCAAGGTGGACGCGCTGAGCGACAGCACGGCGATGGCGAGCCGGGGGTGTTTCACTTGTACATCCCCATGCGCCGGTCGTGCTCGGCCTGCTCGCGCTTGTTCCGTTTGTGCTGGTAGTACCAGTTGACGCCGAAGCCACCCAGGCCCAGCAGAACGCCGACCAAGATGCCGAACTCGCTGGAAAGCATCCAGGCCACCACGCTGGTGCTCGCCCCGGTGTAGGTCGCTTTGCTGCCTGCTGCAGCCATTGTGGCGTCAAATGTTGCTTGGTTCTCAGGGCTCACGTTATCGGCCTTTCTGCTCTACGGCCTTATGCGCTCGCGCCTTTGATGACGGCGAAGTTGATGGTGGGTGCGTCAGATAGCGACCCGCCCGAAATGTTCTTGATGGCGATCAGGACGTAGCCGCCGCCCACGTAGCTCCACACGTTGTAGTTCACGAACGTGCCCATGGCACCAGACAGCGAGAGCAGAACGGTGTCGCCCTCTGCGATGGTCGTGTTGTTCAAAGTGAATGAGGCTGTTGCGCCAGCAGCCAGTGCTGCGCCGTTAAGTGTCACGCGCCCAGAAGGCTTGTTGAGCGTGACTGCTGTGCTTTTGCTGGTGGCCTGGGTGACGGTGCCGCCCGCGCCTGGTGTGTAACCCACGCCGTTGGTTTGGTCGATGAGATTGGGTGTTACTAAGGTGGTCATTAAATTCGCATAAGCGCCTCGCTGGTCAAATCAAAACGGGTTGAACGGAATACCACCCCAGCAGCACAGCGCCACCGGCCAGTGTCGCTACGGCGTCCAGCACCTCGACATGGCCGCTCCCGGTGGAGTCGTAAAGCTCCTTCCCCACGGCGGCAATGGTGACTGCAAGCATGGCGGGGATCAGGCCGAACGGGTAGAGCGCAGCAGCGATGGCGATGCCGACGAGGAGGTGGAGGAGTTTGTCGGTGGGCATCACGAAACCCTGTATTTGGGCCGGATGGCGGCATGGAACCGCTTGGCATAGCCGCCCATCAAGGTGGACATGTCGTTGGTGTATTTGATGATGGCGGGGAACATCACAGGCTACCCTCGCTGCGCCAAGTTGCCGGTGCACCGTAAGCAGAGCAAGTCCACGCAACAGGTTGACCAACAGCCGGTACGCTGTTGATGACTCGATCACCACGCACCCAAGGTAGCGTTACCGAAGCCGGTGTTGCAGATGCGTACACATCCCACTTGCGCTTGTGATAAAAGCCCTTGAACACGCGCATACGGGACATATTGATGACTGTGCCGTTTTTCATGGACAACTCGAACCCGATGTTCTTGGTCATCCCTGTTGTGATGTACAGCGGGAAACAGATGTGGTGAATGCCGGGGGCAAGATAGAACGTCTTGCGCTGCGCGGATGATGTTGCGCCGCTACCAAACAGCAAGCCGACACGGGCTGAGTCGCCAGTGATTNCTACGATAGCTTCGTAGGTGTAAGCGCCTTCTGTCAGCGTCGAAACACCAGGGCCGTCGTTCATGTAGCGGAACGCTTCAGTCACATCTGCCGTTGCGGTATAGCGATAGCCTTGTCCATCTGATCCGAGCGAATCAGACGCTGACGCACCGCTGATGACGCTAAAACCTGACCCGACCGGATGACGTGTTCCACGCTGGCCCGGTGAAAGCCACAAGATCGTCAACACGCAGGATGGCCTCAACTTCTGGTCGCGTGAGCCTTGCAGCCAATGCAAAACCAACTGCCGATGAGTTAATGTCGAGCAACTGAAGTTCGACGTTTTCTGGATTGCCGTCTAGCGTAAGGCGGCAACGCGACAACAGCGCAAGACTTGTTGCGCTCATTGTGGGGTCGATCTGAATCAGGCGCGTACCACCAGAGCTGCCAGAAATGTGAACATCATCAATGCGAATAATCAATGGCGCACCAACAAGGTTGATTGCCTTGATAGCGTCAAAACTTGTCAGGCCAACCTGCACAAGGTGAATCTCACCGCCATTTTCACGCCAGTTGATGATCTGGCGTTTGCTTTCACCACCGAAGTCAGTATTGATTGCAGAGAAGTGCGCAGCCGTATAGCAGTCGAACCACAGCGAATCGTTAGGGCTGATGGAGTTTGGTGTAAGGAATGAAGCGCGTACCAACGAGACCAATGCGTCCCACCTTGCACTTGAACCCGACTGTCGATCTGGTCTCAATCCAGCCGTCATTGATGTAGAGCGAGTCGGTCGTATTGACAAGGCCGGTGTTGTCGAACACCACAGCTGAGTCGTTGTTTGAGATCAGCACAGGGCGATCCCATGTAATCATCGAGCCGTTGCCAGCCGTGAACATATGGAAGAACGTGCCAGTCCACTGTAAGGCTCGGACATTGACCAGACGACAGGTCGATGCGTCCAAACCACTGGTGTTGTAGTGAATGACGTTGACACCGCCTTTGAAAACGATGTCCTCAAACAACGGGGCATACCCAACAGCAATGAAGTATTGCGTGTTGTTGGTCAGGTCAATGACGGTCTTGCCGTTTTGCGTTCCGGTGTGGACGCCATGCGCACCAAATAGGCATAGCGAACCAGCAGGCGCAGATTCAAGCACAACCGGGTTATCGATGCGATAAATTCCTTCAGGGATGTAAATGGCTTTCCCGGTGGCGATAGCGGCAGCAAAAGCTGCCGTGTTGTCCGTGCCACCGCCAGTGCCGTTTCCATCGCCCACAGCACCAAAATCCTCAACACTCACACTCTCCCACATCTTGCTCTGCGCCGTGCGAGACACAGCGCCTGTGCCTGCTTGCACAAACTGCACCAGGTCAGCACTGGTCACGCCCAGCGGCAAGGTGTTGAGCGTCACCACTTCGATGTTGCTGGTGCCAGCCGGTGGTGCGCTGGTGAAGGTCAGCGTGGCACCGCTGATGCTGTACTGGTCTTTTTGCTGGTAGACGCCCGAGATGTAGACCTGGGTGTTGTTCTCAGACTCAGGCGCAGCGGCCAGCGTGAAGGCGGTCTGCGAGCCGGTGCCGTTGAAGTTCTGCACCGCCACCGATCCGGCATTACCTTCGTTCCAAGTGCCGGTCGTCGCGTTGAACACGCGCAGACGGTTGGTCGTGGTGTTGAAGTACAGGTCGCCGGGCTGCAGCGGCGAGCCGTCGCGGCGCGTCGCCGGGTCACTTGTGCTGCCGCCGTAGTACACGCCCGCGAAGTTGGTCACGTTGTCGGCCACCACAATCACGTCGGCAATATTTGCCGCGACCGTGTTGACGCTTGCAATGGACCCAGCCGTCGTGTTCACGCTGGCGATGTTGGTCGAGACCGTGTTGACACTGGCGATGTTGGTCGAGACCGTGTTGATGCTGGCCACGTTGGCGGCCACCGTCCCCACGTCGGCGACGCTAGGACCTTGCACCGGGTTGCCGGTGGTCTCGTGGAACGCCAGCACGCGCCCCTTGCGCAAGTCCTTGCCGGGCATCGTCGTGTCGCCGTCGGTGCCGTCGGAGATCGGGAACTTGATTGAGCGCGCCAGGCCGTTGGCGAGCTGCTGCACCAGGATCGTCAGGCGGTCCAGTGCGTTGTTGATGACGGCGGGGTAGAACCCGCCCTGGTTGGTCAGGTCGGTCGGCTGCAGGTTTTCCAGGCCGCTGGTGGCGGTGAGCTTGAACCCGGTGGCCAGGGCCACGGGCAGCGTGATCGTGCCGCCGGGGTTGGCGTTCTGGTCGGCGTTCAGGGTGACGCTGTAGTCGGTGCCCAGCACCAGCGTGCTGTCTGCGCCCGACAAGTCGGTGCGAACCACCACCAGGTCGGCGGCGGTGAATACCTTGAACGCGAAGGGAAAAGCGGTTGTCGCACCGTTACCGGTGAACGGCCCGGCTTGGCGGGTTTGCGAACTGATCGTCATCGGTGGATGCTCCTAAGGGACTGGCGAAATTCTCGGTCGCCAGTCCCCCAGTACGCGCACCCGATCAGCGCTGCCTGCTCTCGGGGCTGGCCACGCCCGTCGCCAGGCCGCGCACCACGTCCAGCGGTCCGGTCGGCTCGATGCGGTCGTCGGCGATGCCGGTGAGGTAGCTCAGGGGTCGCACCACGGCGTAGGCGGGTAAGCCGGTGACAATGCTCACGGCAGTNGNCACGTCCTTGACGGCGCGCGCCTTGCTTCCGTCCTCGACCAGTGCCTTGTAGACCGACTGGGGCGCGCCCACGGTGGACTCCAGCAGGCTGACTGCCGGGCTCAAACTCACGCGGTCGTCCATCGGGTTGCCGTTGAATCGGTTGATACCGGCGTTGATGAACTGACCCACGAACGGAACCCCGGCCAGCAGGGTCTTGAGCGTGCCCATCCCGATGACCGATGCCAGCCAGTCGTCCAGGTAGCCGTCGTCGTCCTCGTCCTCGGGGCCACCGCGCATCGCGATGGCGATGGCCTCGGACACCCAGGCCGGTGCCAGCAGGCCGTAGAACACGATACCCAGCGCCCGGCCCGCACCTTTTTTCATGCCCACGTCGTCGGAGATTTTCTGCAGCTCGGTGGCGTTGGTGTTGACCATCATGTTGAAGTAGCCGATGAACTGGGTGAAGATTCGGGCGTAGGCCGGGCCGGTCTCGATGCGGCTCACGTCCTCGGGCAAGGTCGCACCCTGGGTCTGGCGCACCACGCCGTCGGCGAACTTCACCGAGTCGGCGTCGTTGAACCCCTCGGTAATCGCCTGGTTGTAGGCCCCGGTCCAGATCATCGGGCTCATCACGTTGTCGATGGCCGCCTGCAGGAAGTAGGCATGTTTCTGCGTCCAGGCTTGGGCGCGCTCGTACAGGGTCGGGTCCAGCAGGATTTCGTCCATCTGGTTGTTGATGGCGGCGACCTCGTTGTCCATGCGGTCGCGCATGAAGATCGACGCCTCGGCCACCGCGTCGGTGGTTTTCTTGGGGTTCTTGATGTAGTCGGCCACTGCCCGGTCGCAGGTGCGAGTGCTTGTACCTTGGTCAGCGCACGTGGCAAAGCCCGTGACCGTGCTGCAGCGTGTTGGAGATGTTGCCGAACATCAGCGCCATACCGGCCCGGTTGCGCATCACCGACAGCACGCGCGTGATGCGACCATCGCCCACGATAGGGGTCTCGACCTGCTGGCGCGCGGCACGGTTGAGCCACGGGATCAGCATTCCCTCGTAGGCCGCCGGGTCGATGCGGGTTAGGCCGTAGCTCACGCCCTTGCGCATGAGCAGCTTGTTCACGTCGCGCACGGCGGGCTCCATGTGCGAGAACAGCAGCACCTTGTCCATGTGCTGGGTGAGCGTGCGCAAGTCCAGGATCAGCGGGCGGTTGTACTCCACGCGCCCCTTGGTGAAGCCTTTGGCCGTACCGGGGAACGAGTACGCCATGTTCTCGTTTTCCTGCTCGGAGAGCTTGCGGATCGCCGCATCGGTCACGATGCGCGGGTCTGCCTGGGCGGGCACGTAGCCACCCCGGTAAGTGCCGAACGGTGTCTCGAACGCGTTGGCCGTCACCTCGTCGAAGTACCGGCCAAACACGTCGCGGTGCGTTTTCTGGGCCAGGGGCTTCATCTGCTCCAGCAGGTCCCACACGCCTTGCGCGAAATCGTAGTGGGCGCGGGTGAGCTTGCCCTCTGCAATCATGCGGTCGACGAACGCATCCCAGCGCCCGGTGTCCAGCGTGCCGTCCTCGTTCTCGGTGGCCCACCCACGGCCCAGTAGCAGCTTGCGCTTGTTGGAGTCGTTGCCGGTATGCAGCACCGCGTGCAGCATCTCGGCCATGCCCACGCCGTTGTGGCCACGCCCGAAGGTGTAGCCGATCTCGGGGGCTGCGATCACGCCCTGCTTCATGCTGGGGGCCACGCCCTCGACCAGCTTCAAGAACGCCTTGCGGTACTCGGCGCGATCCGCACGATACCGGTCGGCTGCAGCTTTCACCGGCTGGAACACGTAGCGCAGGAACGGGCCACCGAACCGGGCGTCCTTGGCCTCGGCCCATTGCTCGACGCGGCGCAGCAGCGCACCGGCGTATTGCAGGCTTTGGCGCGCGGCTTCGGGCCTTGGTGATGGCCCCCGACCCTCGCCTCGGGGATGGTGTCCGGGGGATGCCGATCTCGGTGATGCGGTCGGTGAGCTCGGCGGCCACGTCGTCCATGTCCAGCAGGTTGCCGTCGATCTCCATCTGGCGGCTTCGCTTGGACAGGTGCCACATCGCGGCCACCTCGTCGTTCAGGCCGCGCAGTTCTTCCATCGTGAGCTGGTCGAGCGGCTTGGCGTTGGCCAGTGCCGCCTCGATGGACGGGCGCAGCACCTCGTACATCGCCGGGTCGTTGCGCTGCAGTAGCGCCATGTAGTCCTGGGCGTCCTTCTCCAGGCGCGGGGCCACGCCGTAGGCGGCCAGGATCGCGCGCGCAGCGTTCACCACATCCGGGGTCGCGGCCACGCTCGACGAGCTTCTTGTTGCCGCCCTTGGTGACGGTGGCGAAGAACTTGCGCACGCGCTCGACCTCAGCCTGGGCGTCGTAGGCTGCCTTGGTGGCGTAGGCGTTGATGAGCTGGTTTCGCTTCTCGGTGGCGGCGGTGGCGGTGTCGCCCGCCTTCATGGCCTGGGTCGAGGCTTTGGTGGCGCGCGCCTCGGCGGCGGCGTACTGGTGCGGCTTGATGTTCCTGATCTGTAGCCGGTCGATCATCTTGGCCGCGAACTCGCGCGCGGCACTGGCCAGCACCTTGGGCCGCCCGGCGGCCTTGTTCACCGCGTTCAGCTCGGCGGCCACGAACCGGGCGCGCGCGTCGTTGTGGATGGCCACGTCGGCGGCACGCTCGATGGCCTCGGGGGTTGCGAGCTCGCCGTAGTTCTCCAGCATCTTCTGGTCGGTCAGCGCCTCGATGGCGTCGGCCGGGGTCTCGGCAATGGCGAGCGTGCGCACCAGCTCGTTGCCGGAACCGAACTCGAAATTGTCGGCCACGATGTCGGGGTGAATCCCGTCGGTGGCGGTCATGTTCAGGTCGACCATGATCTGCACGATCTCGGCAGGCAGGTCGATGCTCTTGAGCGCGGTGAGGTCGAACTTACCGGTGGTCGTGGTCTCGAAGTCGGTGCCCAGGCCGGGCATTTCGTCGGCGGTGTTGGCCTCGGTCTCGATCTCGGCGATGCGCTCCCAGCCCTCGGGGGTGTACTGGGGGTCGGTGACGCTGCGCTTGACCAGCTCGTAGGCGGCGTTCTGGTCCTCGGTCTCCATGTAGCCGTACTGCTGCAGCAGCTCGGCCACCTCGCCGATGCTCATACCCTTGCCGGTGCCCGCGAACAGCCAGCGCGAGCCCACGCGCACGTTGGCGTCGAACCCGGTGTCGGCCATCTCGGTCTTGGCGAGACCGCCGCGCGATGCGATGAACTCGTGAACGGCCAGGGGTTTGCCCGCCTCGCCCACCGATCCGGCGGCCAGGCGCTTGGCGGCTGCAGCTTCGGCTGCGAGCTGGGCCTCGGACTTCTCGGCCAGGGCGAAGCCCCCCTCGACCTTCACCACGCGGGTGTTGGCCTGCAGTTTCTTGGCCTCTTTGGCCGCGTTGGCGGACTTGAAGATCGCGCCACCCTCGGCCAGTGGGATGCCGTCGATGCCGATCAGCACCGGCGCGGGGCCGGTCTCAGCCGGTGCCCCGCCGATGGTGCGCTCGCGACTGCCAGCACCGGCCAGGGGCTTTGCGGTCAGGAACTGCCAGGCGCGGTAGACCGGCTGGCTCATGATCTCGCGCCGGGCTTCGATGGTCATCTCAGCGCGACGCCCCTCGGCCTGCTTTTGCAGTCGCTTGATCTCGCGCCCTTTGGCGTTCTTGATCCAGGCCATGTCGCGAAGCGTGCGGGCCTGCAGGTCCTGGATCGCGTCCTGGGTGGCATCGACGCCCAGCGCCTGGTAGGCGGCGAACTCCTCGGTGGTCATGCCTGCCTGCTCGGGCGAGGTGAACAGCGGCATCATCGAGCGCCCGGCCTCGGCCAGTTGGATTTGCTCGGTGGTGGCCAGCATGCGGTCCATCACGCCGCGCACCTCGTCGGTGATCTCGACGTTGAGCGCCTTGATCTCGCGGTACACGTTGAGCATCCAGGCCCGGAAACGCTGGAAGATGCCCTGCATCTCGATGCTGGGGGCCTTGCCCTCGAACAGGTACGCCTCGAAGCCACGGGCGAACTGCTCGTGGTAACTGCGCTTTTGCTCCAGCGGCATGCCGTACCACTCGGCCAGGTCGGTGACGCCGAAATACTTGAGCAGCGTCTGGGTGTCGGCCACGATCTCGGACTCGCCGGGCGAGTTGGTTTCGGTGCCGAACATCTGGGCCTCGCCCATGATGCGGCTGGCCAGGTCGAACTGCACCTCCAGGAAGAAGTGGCCGGACTCGTGCAGGAAGGTGGAGAGGTCGGCACCCTTCAACAGCGTGATGATGCTGGGCACCTGGGTGATGTCCTGGCCGAATGCGATCTGACCACGGTTGCCACTGCCTTGTTGCATGACGGCGGGGTCTTGCGAGAACGCGGCCATCGGGGCCTGTATGTCCAGACCGCCGAACATCACGACGGTGCGCTCGGCGGGCACGTCGGCAGTCGCGGCCGGTGAGCTGGCCTGGCGCTCGGCCTCGGTCATCTGCTGGCGCGCCTGGGTGTTACGCGCTTCGATCTCACCGGCGAGCGCCTGGTAGACCTCGAACGGCGTCGAGTACCGGTGCGCCTCCATGACGTTCTTTGCGTTGCGGGCCTTGCGTTCGAGCTTTCGCAGCGGGGCCAGCGCCTTGCGCGCCTTGTTGGACTCGCGCTCCAGCGCGGCCAGCATCCCCTTCATCGTGCGCGGGTCGGCCTTGAACTGGTCCTGCAGATCCTTCGGGATCGTGTCCAGCAGCATGCGAGCGCCACGGAACGCCATGTCGCCGATCACCTGGTTGCGCTTGGGGCCGGATTTTGGGATGCCGTAGAACGAAAGCTGCAGATCCTGGGCCTCGTCGACCTTGCGCATATCGTCCGAGTAAATCCACTGCAGTTCGTTGCGGATCAGGCGGAACACGCCCGACGGCTTGTCGCGGTTGGAGTAGTCGATCAGTCGCTGGGCCGACTCCCACATCAGGCCGTAGCGGGCGACCTGGGCGGCCTGCTCGGCGGCGTCGAGCTTGTCCTTGTTGTTCCACTTCCAGCCTGCAACGACCGTCTGCTCGACGTCGACCAGTTGGCTCAGGGCGTCCTTGACGGCCTTGGTGAAATCACCCACGGGTGCCCCGCCGGTGGCGAAGCCCTCGCGCTGCTGGATCGCGTGCTGGATTTCGTGCAGCAGCGTCGACAGCATCTGCTCCTGGTCGCCAGAGATCGCGATCTCAATGCGGTCGGCCTGGGGGTAATACGCGCCGCGAAAGTCGACACCATCGACGAACGTCACATTCAACCCAGCCAGGTCGGGATATGCGGCGTAGAGCTTGGGGTGATCGAGCGCCTCGGCCAGGCGAACGGTGTCGCCGACCTTGGCCTTGCCGATCTGGAACGCACCTTCGCTGAGTCGTTTGGCGCGGTGGAATGCTAGGTTATTGAGCGCGTCCTCCTCGGTCTTGCCATAGGCGCTGAAACCCGCGTACTCGCCTTTGGTGTAGGTCGCCTTGTAGTTCGGCGTCGCGTTGGGGATGCGGCTTCTGACGAACTCGGACACAGGTTCGAGGACCAGTGTTGAGTTCTCGCGCACGTCCTCGATGATGTCCTCGGGCTTGACGACGCCCTTGTCGTTGAACTTCGCCTCGTTGTCGGCGATCTCGAAGCGCCACATGCCGTCGACGCCCTGGAACCAGCCGGTCTCGCGGCGCACGCGCTCGGCGGGCTCGCCCTTGGCCAGGCGTTCCTCGGCGGTGATCTTGCTGTAGATGTCGGCGGTCTTGGCGTTGGGTCCGGCGAACTGGTTGTAGATGTTCGGGTCGTTCGCATCGAACGCGCCACGGTTGTCGACACTCTTGATCTGGGTGGGGAACCAGGCCACGAAAATTGTGCCGCCAGCTTCGCCTCTGCCGCCATATCCATCGGCCACAATCCCGTCGTATCCGGTGGCGTTCCTGACCGCTTCAAAAGCGCGCGTCTTACTTCCGGCTGCGTTCGATAGTTCTGCTATCTGATCAACGGCCTTATCGTTTCCATCCTTGATAATTTTCGCCACTTCACCAATCGCAGCATCAAGACTCTTTGAGTACGTGTCGACATAGTTTGATAGAAACCCATCCTTATAGTCCGCAATTTCGTCTGGGTACTCTCTGGTTTCGGACTCAACCATGTCCTTTATGATTTTCTTCAGTTCAGCTATCGAAAATGGTTTCTGCCCCACCGGCATGGGTTTCTTTAGGCTCAAGTAAACTTTGGCGACCGATCCAGATTGCGCTGGCTTGTAGCCTTTTGCCGTGCTTTCATCCGATGTGAAGTAAAACCCGTATCCCTCTGCACTGCCATTCGATCCCATCTTTGCTGGATCAAAAGCAAAATCCCCAGTCATATCCGCTGCGCCGCCGTGATAGACCACCAGCGGCTTGCCGTCGGCGTCCTTGACCTTCGACTCGCTGAACCAGGTCTTGAACTCGGGCGTGTCGGTCTTGAGGTTGCCGGTCTGGTCGTACTGCGTAGCCGCGCCCTGCACACCTTCGGCCTGCACGCGCAGCGGGTATCGCTGCAGCAGTTGCTCGGGCGTCATGCCAGCCTTGGCGGCGGTGACGGCGTAGAAGTTGCCCAGCATCGTCGCGTAGGTCGCGTTCACCTCGGGGGTGAAGCGTCCGGCGGTATTCAGTTGCTGGGTGAAGCTCGCCTTGACCGCCTCGGCGCTGGCCTTGAACGCGTCGTCGCCCGCCTTCTCGGTGAGCACGCGCTGCACCTCGGCCTGCAGCTCCTCGCTCTGCGACTGCATGAACACCTGGGCCTCGGCCCGGCTCATGCCCTGGGGGTCGGTCTTGAGGTGATCGAGCAGCCCTTGCGCGTACTCGGTCGGGGCGATCTGGGCGGTGTACTCGGCCAGCGGAATGCGCAAATCACCGCCGGTCTGCAGCGCCTCGGTGATCTGGGCCTGCACGCTTTCGGGCAGTTGCTCCATCGTGAGGCCAGCGTCCTGGGCGGCCTGGTTGAACACGCGCGCGTCGATGAACACGTCCTGCACCGGCGACTCGGCAGCGGCCTGGGCCACGAACGCCTGGAAGGTCTGTGAGTCGCGCTGCAGCACCTTGCTGGCCGCCGACAGTTGGTTCAGTTGCTCGAACGCACGGGCGTTTTGCTCGGCGTCCTGGGCCAGGTTCTCGCGCTCGGCCATGCGGTTGAGCGCCATGTCCAGGCCCTTGACGATGGTCGTCTGCCCGCCGGTGCCCACGATGGTGGCCACCAGGGTCTGGACGGCAGCGCTCTCGCGCTCGGCCAGGTAGTCCTTAAAGGTCGCCTCGGGCCTGAGCACGGCGAACTCGTTCAAGTCCTGCAGGATGGTCGCCAGTTGCTCGCCCGGAATCTCGACCGCCAACTGGCGGCCCAAGGTCTTGGCGAACGACGAGCCCGCCTTCAAGTCGCCCAGCAGGCGCGAGACCGGGAGCTTTTCGGTTGCGTACTCGATGGCCGCCTGGCTTGCGCCGTAGGTCGCGGCCTGCACCGGCTGCAGGCCCTTGTCGCGGGCCTCGCCGAACTCCTGGCCGAACACGGGTGCCGTCATGGCGGTGAGCGCAGCACGCTGGCCACCGGGGAAGAACAGCAGCGGGAGCGCGGCCACGTTGCGCGAGAGCGAGCCGATGCCGCTGAAATAACCCGCACCGATCACGCCGTCGGCCTTGGGCATGTTGGCCTTGGCCTGGGCGTCGATGCCTTGCTGAATCTGGGTCAGGCCACCGGCCACACGGCGCAGCGGGTTCTCGGGCAGGACTCGCCCGGCCAGCGGGTCGAGCAATGGGGCGGCGAGTTCGACCGGTGCGCGCACCATGCCGACCACGCCCGAGCTTGCACTTTGCAGACCCGAAAGCGCAGCGCGCCCGGTGTCCTTGGTGAAGCGCAGCGCGGTGTCGAGCGCGCCCAGGTTGTCCACGTCGTCGTGGGCGAGCGCGGCATTGTTCTGCTCGGTCAGCCAGGTGGCCACGGTCGGGGAGTTCTCCAGCACGCGGTCGAAGTCGTCGAGCTGCACATTGCGCTGCACCTCGGGCAGGTTGCGGCTCACCACGTCGGTGGGCAGGCCCGTGCGGCGTCCGAGCTGGGTGGCGCGCGCGGCCACGTCGGGGTTCTCCAGCAGCGAGTTGTAGAGGGTGGAGCGCAGTTGCGAGCGCTGGCCCTGTACGATCTGGGCGGCGGCGCGGTCTACCGGGTCGGTGGATGTGCTGGCTGCAACCTGCCCGGCGGCGGTGTCGAATTCGTCGTCGGAGATTTTCATTTCATGTCGTAGGTAGCGCGCAGCACGGCCTCGACCTGCTGCTGCGTGGGGTTCTTGATGCCTTGACGCTGCAGGGCGGCGGTGGCCTTGTTCTTTTGCTGATCGCTCCAGACAGGGGCGAACTGCCCGGCCTGGCCAGCGGCCTGGGCCTGGAACAGGCGCATGTTCGGATCGGACTGATACCACTTGCCCCGGATCACTTCGCCCTGGATGACGAGCTTGTCGAGCACGCGCTGGCGCTCGGCGTCGTCCAAGGGTTTACCCTTGCGCTGCTGCTCGGCAAAAAGTGCCTTGTTCGCTTCCATCGTGAACAGGCCCGCGTCCTCGTTCTTCAAGTCGATGGACTTGATGACGGCGTTGATCTGCTGCTGGGCGGTGGCCACCTGGTCGGCTTCGCCAGGCTTCATGGTCTTGGCCTGGGTGTCGATGAAGTGCTTGCGGTCGCTGGGCGAGAGCTTGTCGAAGTACCGGCGCAGGTCCTCGTTCTTGAAGTTGGGGTCGGTGGCGGCTGCGACCGACAGCGCGTAGTAGACCGACGGATCGGTCTTGATCTCGCGCCGACTTTGCGCGGCCTCGGCGTCGGCTTTGGCGGCGCGGCGCAGCGCCTCCAGGTCCTTGCCATCCATCGCGGCCAGGATCGAGGGCGGGACTCGACCCAGCCCGCCGGTGTCGGCGTACACGCGCCAGGCGGTGTCGGCGGCATCGCGTTGGGCGCGCTCGCGAAGCGCCACGCGCTCACCGTCGAGCGTCTTGACTGCGCGTGACGACNNCATCTTCNTCCGTTGCCGGTCAGCGNNTTGCGCGACCTCGGCCAAGGCTGCAGCCGTGTCGCCGCNAANTTGGGCGTAGAGCGTTGTCGGCCGCGACCTTGCGTGCGGGTCTCGAAGTCGCCCGCATCCAGGANTTTCTTGGCCTGCAGCCGGGCNNCGGGGGTGAGTGCCAGCTCGTTTTGCTTCATGTACTCGCGGGCGAAGTCGGTCATGCCCGCATCGGCCGCGCTTTGGATCACGGCCATGTTGCCGGGCGAGAGCGCGGCCACCATGTTGGCCTCGATCTGTTGGCCCGACAGACCCTGCAGTCGGCCCTTCTCGGCCACGGCCGCCTTGATGGCGGCGCTCGACTGGCTCACGGCCACCGGGTCGCCCCAGCTTGCGGCCATCTGCAGCGTGTTGGTCTTGATCGTGCCGTCCTGCACGCCGACCTGGTAGTCGCCGAACTCTTTGGCGACGTGCTGGGTCAGACCGCCCCGGAACTGCTGGGTCAGCTCGCTGGCCTTTTGCTGGAAGATCAGGCGCTGCGCGTCGTTGCCCAGACCCTTGCCGATCTCGGCAATCTGCTGGGTGTACTTCTCGGTGTACTCCTCGTCCAGCGGCTTGCCGTCGGGGCGCGAGAGTGCCGCGTCACCGCGTAGGTGGACATAGCCGCCCTCGGGGTTGTAGGTCAGGTTCAGGCGCGCCTGCACGGCCTTGTTGAGCGCGTCGTTGACGCGTGTCTGGTTGGCCTGGTTGATGGCGTCCAGCCCGATGCGCGAGAACGCATCACCCGCGCGCATCATGGACTGGCCGGTTTGCTGCAGTTGCTGGCCCGCGACGTCGCTGACCTGGGGGGTAGCGAATCGAGCGTTGGGTTGCGCGGTGGGCGCGACTTGGAAGGTGTCGTAGGTAGGTACGCGTGGCATGGGCTTATCGGCCTAACGCGCCGACTTTGTTCAGTGAGTAATAGGTCGAGGCGACGCTGCCCGCATTGCCCAGCAGCGAGCTGGTGGCCGATGCCATTGGGCTCACACCTCGGGCGTTGGCCTCGGACATGCTGGCCGCGATCTGGCTGTTGGTGCCCTCGGTGCGGTAGCCCCAGGCTGCGCGCACGGCGTTGGCCGCGACCGTGTTGGCGTCGATCTCGCCCATCACGTCGGTGCCGGTCAGGATGTTGACGGCGGTATCACTGCCCAGGTCGATGCCTCGGGCGGCCATCGTGGCGCGCTGCGTGCTTTTGAGCTGGGCGGTCTTGAGGCGAACGCCCTGCTCCTGGCGCTGGCCCGCGAGCAGAGTGGACTGTGCGGCGCTTTCGGCCACGCGCGCGTTGATGCGCGAAATCTCGGCCTGCAGTCGCAACTGCGTTCGCTGGGCCTTGGCCTGGTAGTAGGAGCCGAACGCGGAGCCGATGGCACCGATCACCATCAGGGGGCCAGCGGTCGCACCGAAGAAGTTGCTGGCGCTACCCCCGGCGGCAGCGCCCATGCCCGCGTCTTGCGCTGCGAGCATGCTGGTCTGCTGGCTTCCGATGCCGGTGCCGTATTGAAAGGATGTGCCGATGTTCAGAGCCATAAGTTCAGTCGAGGGTGTCCCCAATGCCCCGAATCATCGGTGTCCTGCAAGCGGATACGCGCACGGCATCAGCCGCCCACGGCCACCTCCAGCGTCATGGCCACGATGGTGAGCGGCAGCGGGTCGGATTGACGCACGTAAATCTGGCCGTTGTCGGCCCAGGTCGGGGTGAGCACGATCTGGATTTCCTCGGACTTGAGCGCAGGCGGCGAGCCGTAGGGCTCCACCGTGCGCTGCTTGGCCTCGGTCAGCTCACCGGCGGTCGGCCCCACGAACGATGCCGCTCGACCGGTACACGCGCAGCCACGCCTTGTTCACGTTCTTCACGCGCCCCTGGCCGAACGCCTGGGTCTCGATCACGAGCGGCAGGGTTTGCAGGTCGGCCACGATAGGCAGGCCCACCTGGACCTTGCTTGCCTCGACGTCGAGCGTGATGGCCCCGCCCGTGACCACACGCTGGGGATGCACCGCGCCGTCGGCCAGGATGTTCACGGTCTTGCCTTCGAGGTGGCCCAGGCCGCTGATCTCGTCGGCGGGCACGCCGCTGTAGGTCGCGCCGCAATCGACGAAGAACGCATCGGCCGGATTCACGAACTGGCGGCTTCGCATGCGCTCGACGTAGCGCTTTTGCACCCCGCCGATGGTGCGCCGGATGACCGCGTACAGCACGTCCTCGTCGCCCTCGGCCACGACCGCGATGGACTCGAACACGCCGTCGGTGTCGTGCTGGTGCCAGGCCCCGACCTGCTGCTCGGGCACGTAGGTGAGACCCAGCAACTTGCCCGAGCTCGACACCGACCAGATGATCGGCTGGGGGCTCTTGGCGTAGGCCATGTCGAGCACGTTGAACGAGTCGAACAGGTGCGGGGCGCGCAGCGACAAGTCGCCGGTGAGGTAGCCAGCGGCTTGCCAGTTGTAGGCCATCTCGCGCACGTGCCCGCCACGGGCGGCGGCGTAGATCAGGTTGTTGTTCACGATCACCGGCTGCACGTTGTTCGAGCCGATGTAGCTTTGGGGCTTCACGCCGATGGATGTGGGCGTGAGCACGTCGCCACCGGCGGACACGCGCCACTCGGCGGAGCTGGTCAGCAGGATCAGGTCGTTTAACGGCACGATGTGCCGGATCGTGTTGGCCTCGCGCGCGGCCACGCGGATGCTGATCGCGTCGTCGTCGCGGCTGGGCAGCGAGTAGGACAGGTTCGACTCGGTGCCCGAGCGGGTGAGCCAGAGGTTTGGCGGCTTGCTGGTGGTGCCCGCGAAGGCCCGGCGCTGCTCGAAGTAGGACACGGCGGCGGGGTAGTTGCCCGAGACCAGAAACGGCAGGGCACCAATCGGTGGCGTTTTGGACAGGTCGGCCGCGATGTTGTCGTCCTTGAAGGTCAGCCCGTCGGTCTGGCCNATGTAGCCGTACAGGCCGTTGTCCTCTTTGTAGACGTTGTAGCGAATCGCACCCGATACGCCCGCCCAGGTGACGGTGTTGTACGCATCGGTCTGGAACAGGTTGTTGCTACAGCCTGCAGACAATGACGGGTTCGACTCGTCCTGGCCGCCCTCGCCCACGGCGGTGACTTTGTAAAAGTAGTCTCGCAGGCCGCTCGGGCTGGGGGCAAAGGTGGCGGTGGCCAGGACGCTGGCCGGTTGCGCCAGTGACGGCCCGAAGCTGATCGCCGTCAGTGTCCAGTTGNTGGCCCCCAGGCGGCGCAGCTCGCGCGGCGGGTAGCCCGGATGCACGAGCGTGAGCACGTCGGACGACTGCACGAAGTGGATGTCGAACAGGTCGGCTTCCAGGTACGGGGTGGCCACCTCGTAGGGTACGCCACCGGACAGCACGGTGCCGCCGTCAGTGTGAAAGCGCACGTACTGCTCGCCGAACTCCAGCACCATCGTCTGGGTGGTGGAAAACGAGAACGAGATCAGGCGCGTTTTCTTGGCGCTCGTCTTGACCTCGACGCGACGAACGCGANGCNTGGGCGGTTGGCCGCCGGGCCGTCGCGGCAGGGGGATGAAGTTCAGGCACTTGGCCAGGCCGGTCTGGTACTTCACGTCGTCGATGCGACCGAAGAACTCGGGGCGTGACCTCGACCGCCGGAAAAAGATCGCGAGAGTGTGCGGACGTTTGGCATGCTGACCCTTTACCGGTTGACCATCCAGCTCACGCTTTGGCGCGGGTGGATGCGCCGGTCGTTGGCGTCGGACTCCATCGCCTTGGACAACCAGCGGGCCATCTGCATCTCGCAGCGCTTGGCCTCGGCCGCACCGGCGTCGCCCTTGATGATCGGCCCGGCCAGCATCGAGGCGAGCTGCCAGGACAGGGCCATGACGAACAGCGGGGGGAACTTGGTCGTGTCGGTGGTGACGCTGGTGTAGCGCAGCACGGCGTTTTCCTGGTTGGTCAGAACGAGGCTGCGACCCAGGTCGTCGGTTTCAATAGAAAAGGGTTGCGGGGTGTAGATGCCCTGGCCGGGCGGGTAGCCGCCGTCGAGCTGCGCGTAGGGCATGGGCACGGCCGCGCTGTAGTCGTCGGCCGCGTCCGGTGGCAGCACCGCGATCACGCCCACCACACCGGCGGGTTCTGCGTAGACGTAGCGCCACTGGGTGTAGCTCACGCCGTCGAGCAGCGCCAGCGTCGTGCGCTTGGTGCAGAAGTTCCAGGAGTGCATCTCCTGCAGCGCATCGCGTGCGATAGGGTAGAAGCGCGCGCAGTGCTCGGCCTGGGCACTCCCCTCGGGTGGCTCCAGGCTTGCCACGGTGGCGTTGTCGCCCAGGTGGCCCAGGGCGAGGTTACAAATGTCGACTTCGGACGCCATGCGCGCACCCCTTCAATCAAAAAGAAGGGGGGCCGACGTTTTCACGCAAGCCCCCCGAATGGCCTTCCTGCTAAGAAAGACGGTTCCGTTACACCAGATCGGCGGCGGCGTCGTCGGGGGCGGCTGGCGCTTTACCCTTGACCTTGCCCTTGGCGTCGGCTTTCACCTCGGCCTTGGGTTCGGCAGCCTCGACGAGCTCCAGGTTCGAGCCGGGTTTGCCGTCGTACTCGACGATGGCCCCGGCTTCCACGATGGTGCTGTTGATGTAGCTCTTGGTCAGAACGCGGTATTTCGCCATGTGTCAGCCCCCTACCCTTACGCCACCGAGAAGCCGGATGCGTAGGCTTTGCGGCCGTCCTGGATGCCGTGAACGACGTCGGCCGTGACGGTGCCAGCGCTGTTGGTGCCGACGACCGTGTAGCGAGCGCCGAAGTAGCGCTTGCCGGTCGAGCCGATCAGCGGGTTCACGCGCACGGCGATGGCCTTGCCAGCGGTCAGGTCGGCGGTGACGATGGCACCGGACGAGCCGACCACGGTCACGTTGCTGGTCAGCGCCGCGTCGTCGGCCACCACGACCTCGAAGGCGGTGGACGTGCCACCGGCGAAGGCGGTGCCCACGGCGAAGTGCATGAACAGGTTCTCGCCTTCACCGATGTCGCGGGCGACGGACAGGTCAACCTTGTCGGTGGACACTGCAGTGGTGGTGACAGCTTGCGCGTTGGATACGCGGAGGAGTGCGTCGGTAATCATTTTCAAGGTCCTTTCAGAATGAGGTAATCAAGCGAGGGTGTGAATTGAACTCACACCCTTGACTTGGTTTAGACCACGCGGGCCTCGGTGTTGAGCAGGGCATCGGTGCGACGCAATGGCACGCCGATGAACGACAACCACGAGCCGGGCTGGCCGAACTGCGTCAGACCTTGCTCGACCTTGAGCACCGCCTGGCTCTTGTCGAGCGCAGCGATGGCCAAGCCCGAGTGGACCGTGCGGTTCATGTAGAACGCGGGGCGACCCATCGACAGGTTCGGGATGCGGTACAGCGCGCGGGCCATCAGCTTGATGATCGCGGTGGCGGCGCTCGCAGCCTGGGTGCCGGTCTGAGCCATCAGGTCGGACACGTCGATGTTGCAGATGCGCACGACATAGCGCCAGTCCTTGACGACCAGGCCGTTTTTCCACTGGTACTGAGTCGAGAGCGCCTGCATGCGGGTGCCGTCGGCGTTGTAGACCGTCTGCTCGCCCAGGTCGTTGTGCATCAGACCCGCCTTCGAGCCCTTGGGGAAGGGGCAGAACACGGTGTTGTCGCCCCAGACCACGAGGTAAATCGAGGTGTTGTCGGAGCCCGAGCCACCGGCGTCGATCACGTTCTGGGCGTTGCCTGCACCGCTGATCGCGGAGTAGCGAGTCGCCAGGCCCAGGTACTGCTTGGGATCGGTGGCGGGGTTGCCGTAGAACATGGTCTGGGCTTGGGTCTGGTTCATCGCTTCCAGGAAAGCGGTGTCCTCGGACAGGCGGAACTGGGCGGTGTTGCCGTTGAGTTCAGCCAGGTCCTTGTCGACTTCCGAGCGGGCTTCCAGAATGCCGCAAGCCTCGTCGACCTGAGCGGTCGTGGACTTGCTGTTCGGGATGCCCTGGTTCAGAGCGCGCCAGTACACGGTGGGCAGACCAGTGCGGATCACGACGCGGTGGCCGGTCGGCATGTTGCCTTCCATGAACACGGCGTCCTCCAGGATTTCGTTGGACTGCGAGAGCAGTTCAGCGACGACGGGCACGCGGCCCTCGGGATCGACGCGCTTGGCCCAGTCGGCCAGCGTCAGTGCGGTGTTGGAGAGAGTTGCCATTTAAAAAGCTCCTTAGGATTGCTGATTCGGGTACAGGCTCTTGGCGAGATCACGAGAGCCTGGCGGTCCGCCGTTGCTCGAAGCAACGAATCGGTCCTCACTGATTGCCTTACCGGCCCGGTAGAACGCCCGAATGATTTCGGGGTGGTTGCCCAGTCCGGTCTCGTTCAGCAGCGTGCGCAGTTCGGGCGTGCCGAATGTGTCAAGGGCTTTCTTGGCGGTGGCCAGGTTCTCGGGCAGCTTCTCGCCGCCGAATTCCTTGTCCGCCCTGGAGCCCTCGGCCCACTCGGTTCTCACTGCCTCGATGGCTTCGGCTTGACGGGCGGCCATTGCCGGGGCCATCTTGTCGATCACCTTCTGCGCAGCCTCCTGGCTCAGGTCGAGGTCCTTGGCGACTTCCGCGAACGCTGTAAGCCCGGCCTCGTCCATCTGGACGCCATCGGGCATTGCGAACTCGTACTTCTCGGGCGCGCCCTGGGGCTTCGCCGCGTCGCCCTTGGCCTCGCCACCGTCGGCTTTTGCCGTGTCGGTGGTCTGTGCGTCGGTTGCTTGCTGCTGGGTCGACGCGTCAGTCGCGGTCGGTGCCGTCGGCGCGGTGGCCGGGGCAGCGCTCGTGCCTGCTGCGTCTTGCGATGCGTTGCCTTCAGTGGTCGTTGCGGCGTCCGTCATCAGCGTGTCTGTTGTCATTGACTTGCTCTTTCATCATCACGGGATACAGCTCAGGGCAGAGCGCGTGAATCTGGCTCAGGATGCGAAGCCCCTCGTTTCGGTTGCCCTCGGCGAAGGCCATAGCCATCGCGTTGGTGTTGAACGAGAGCCGGAACACCCCTGCTCGATCCAGAAGTCGCCACACGACGCGACGACCCCGCTTACTGCCCATGAGCCACTTGAAATCCTCGGCTTCATTGACCTGGGCGAGCCGGTCGCGCTGTTGCGCTTCCTCTTTGGCTCGCTCTTGGCCTCGAAGGTCGAGCGGATCGAATGAACTCATGGCGCGAATTTATGCGCGCAGGGGGCAGGTACGCGCACCGCTCACGTGATCGGGGTGCTCGGCGCGATCTCTTTGACCGTCAAAAGCAGCGACGGCGACACCGGTCGGCCGGTCTCGGCAGCGTGATAGGCGATGGTCACGTTGGCGTTGTCGGTGGCCCACATGATTTGCACGTAGTCGCCCGCGTTCAGTGCGAGCCAGAAGTTCTGCGACGGGATCAGCGCGCCGGGCGTGCTGCCGTGCTTGGATGGCACGCTGTAGATGAACCGGCTGTTCGGGATGTCCACGCCGTTGACCCGGCCCCAGAGCTCGAACGTGTGCGCCTGGGAGTCCTCGTTGTGCAGATGCGTCGAGAGCTGGAACTCGTAGAGCGCCGCACGGTCCACGTAAATCTTGGATGCCTCGGCCACCGTCACGCCGCGGCTGATCGCCTGGGTGTTGAACGTCATCGGCAAAGCGCCAGAGCCGTCGGTCTGGGTCGAGGTGTCGAAGAACACCCCCAGGCGGGGGTCGCGCAGCCAGAAGAACTCGCTGCCGTCGGGGTCCTTCACACCCACCAGGTCGCCACTGGTCTCGTCGTAGAGCCAGTGAGCGCCTTGGTGTCGCTGCCGGGCCATGTCAGTCGCCGTAAAGCATTGTGGCGGCCTCACCCTTGGCCTGGGCTGCACCGATCTCCATGTCGGTGATCTGCATCTCGATGCTCATGTCCTTGCCCGAGTCCTGGGTCTCGTAGGCACTGGTGGACTTCACGAACGCAGCCGCCGTGATGGTCATCTTCGCGCCCACGGCGGGCAGGCTCGTGATGCCCAGCTTGTCGAGCCCGTCCTTGTTCAGGCGGATGCACAGGCCGTAGGGGTACTCGGGTTCCTTGTACTCGGTGGACTGGGTGGCCTCGGCGTTGTTCTCGCCGGGCTTTGACTTCATGTTGACCATTGCCATGTGGACTCCTCAGTATTTCGGGGGTTTTGGGGGTTT